GAATGCAAGGATCACAAGATTCAGATGCTGTTTGGAAAACAGTTTCAATGCAACAAGGCAACTATGTGAAAGACAGATACGGAAACCCCGTGACAGGGAGAGGCGGCAAGATTGTGATGACTAGCAAAGGCAGACAACAGTATGAGCAGGCTATGAGTAGAATACCTTTGACTAGAGCACAAGTAGAATCACAACAGAAGTTTATGAAAATAGCATCAATACCATTAATGTTTGTGCCAGGCGGTGGGTTATTGAGAAGTGCTGTTGTGGGTAACTTTGACACAGCATATCAAAGAGGTGGTAACACAGTAATGACATATGGCAAAGGTAACTTGTTGTCACAAGATGAACAAAACACCATTGCCACAAACATGCAACAAGCAGAAATGAATAGGCCTGTAGCAACAGTGGATTTATCAACACGTCCAAGAAAAGCACCAAGTAGAATGAACTTGCTAGACAAAGCATTTTCAACAATATTTGGTGGTGGTAATCTATTGGGAACAGGAGGAGGAAAACTATAATGGGATTTATGAAACCAAAAGGTCCTAGTGCTGAAGAAATCGCAAGAGCAAACCAAAAAGCCAAAGAGGAAGCAGAACGCAAAGCCAAAGAACAAGCAGAAGCGGCTGAAAGAGAAGCCCAAGCAAAGTTTGAGGGCAGTGAAGAAAGAAAACGTCAAAAAGCCAGAACAGGCAGAAGACGTTTGATTGCTACTCCATATGGTTATTTAGGTGATACTGGCGAGTTCGGAAGCAATGGCAGTTTATTAGGATAACGCATTTATGGCAAAAGCATCTTTAAACTACGTGAAAAATCTTTTGAAGAAGGCAAAGACAGCACGTCACCTTCACGAAGATGAAATATCAGAAGCATATCTATACACATTTCCAAACAGAGATATTTGGAGAAGCATAGAAGGCACCACTGACAGACAAAAACTCTATGATATGACAGCAGTGGACAGTGTGCAAAATCTAGTTTCAACTATTCTTAATCTATTGATACCACAAAACCAACAGTGGGCTTACATTGATGTTAGACAAGAAGTTAAAAACAAAATGGCACCAGATGTGAGAAGAATGTTAGACACAGCCAACAAAACAGTATTCAAAGTATTGAGAGATTCAAACTTTTATGTAGCGGCATCAGAAGCACTACAAGATTGTGTTATTTCAGGCACAGGTGCTATTTGTATTATGGACCCAATGGATGGCAAAGGCATGAACTTTATGGCTATACCAACCAGCCAACTTTACTTTTTGTCCAACTACAAAGATGATGTTGATGTTGTTTTTAGAGAAAGCGAACAGTCAGCACAATACATCTATGAAAGATGGGGCTCACAAGCACCAGAAATGAAAGAAGATGCTGAAAAACATCCAGACAAAAAAAATCAAACTACTAGAAGCAGTGTTTAGACAAACAGGAGATGAAGACTATTGTTATCAAGTTTATGTTGGCAAAGAAATGCAGTTGGTAGAAGACAGCAAGATGCCAGTAAATCCATTTGTGGTGTTTAGATTTTCAAAAACACTGGGCGAACATTGGGGTGAATCACCAGTGCGTTCAGCATTACCACACATTAGAACTGCTAATGAAATCCAAAAAATGATGCTACAAAGTGGTGCATGGGCATCAATGGGTGCATTCCAAGTTTCAAGTGACACAACTGTAAACTTTTCCAATATGAAACTACAACCAGGTGAAGTTATCACAGTGGATCAACCACTACAACCAGTTCCGTTTCCAGGCAACTTCAATATATCAGAAGCAATGATGCTACAACACCAAGACAGCATAAGAAGAATGCTGTTTAATGATGCTATCATGCCAGCGGGAGCACCAAACACATATCAAACAGCAACAGAAGTCAGTGCTAGACAGGCACAGTTTTATCAAAGAATAGGTCCTTTTGGACTGCGTCTTGAATCAGAGTTTTTACGTCCATTGATTAAGACACTGGTAACCAAACTCCAAAGAAGAGGCATGGTTCCAGAGTTTGTAGTTAATACCAGTGCGTTTGAACTTGTGGTAAACTCAGCAGTGAAAAAAGGCATAGCAATGACAGAAATACAAAGAGACATGCAACTGCTACAAATGATTCAAGCACTTGGACCAGATGCAATGATGTTGGTTGATATGAAAAAACTAGCCAAGAAAATACTCACAGATGGTGACATGAGCCCAGACATTATTAGAACAGAACGAGAGATTGCACAAATGCAAGAACAAATGCAACAACAAATAGCACAGCAACAAATGATGCAAGGAGCACAGCAACTATTAGATGAACAACAACAAGCTCAAGGCGGCAACACACAAGGATAAGATAACACTAGTATCAGGCAAAGACTATGACAACCCACAAGGTTGGCAAACTCTTTATCGCATGGTTGAACGCCATGTAAACAAAAAATATCCCCAGCAATATGATGCTCAATGGTTAAACTGGATGATACGAATGGGTGAACAACCCAACGGTTTTACCACAGGCGTAGAATATCAAGGCAAACTACAGTGCTTGTTGATAGCAGAATGGCACTACAACATGTGGATTGACGCCAAAGATGCCAACATAATGGGGATGCTCACTGCCCCAGGATGTAAGCCAAGTTGGGTTGATTTGATGCTACATCAAGTGGAATGGTGGGCAAAAGAACAAGATTGTGCCAGTATAAATATCTTTACTTGGGACAGCAGACGTGCATACCAAAGATGGTGCAGTCAAAAAGGTTTTGAACTACACCAATACACTTACTCAAAGGAGTTGAAATGAACCAAAAAGAACTAAAAGAAACATACAAAACCATATTCAATACACCAGCAGGCAAACAAGTGTTTTATGATTTACACAGAATAGCAAACCAAAGTCGTGTGGATCAAGATGCACCCAATCCATATGCTTGTGTGTATAAGATAGCACAACAGGCACTGTTGAAACGTATTGAAAACATGTGTGATATAGAACGCACAGAACACAGCAACATAATAGAAAGGCGCTAACAATGGAAGAGCAAACACAAACACAAGAGTCACTGTTGGACTCAAATATCACAACAGAAACAACCACAGAGGCTACTGAGACTGCAACAACCAACGACACACGTCCAGAATGGCTACCAGAAAAGTTCAAAACAGCAGAAGATTTCGCAAAATCATACTCAGAACTTGAAAAGAAAATACAAGAAAAACAACCAGAGATACCAGAAAAGTATGATTATTCATATGCTGGCGACTTGGGTTTAGACATGAATGAAGAACAACAAGCACAGGCAAATGAAGTGTTTCGTCACTATGGACTAACACAAGAACAAGCCAAAGGCATGTTGAGCTTGTATTCAGACTCAATCCAATCATTTGCACAGCAGTATCAACAGCAAGGACCACAAATAGATATGACAATGGAACAAGGACAACTGCGTCAAACTTGGGGCAAAGAGTATGATGTCAAAATGGGTGCTGTGCGTAACTTTGCCAAAACACTGAAAAACGACACACTGAATGCACCATTGGCCAACACAGCAGAAGGCTTACAAATCCTAGCAGACGCAATGGCCTATAGAAATGGTGTAAATCCCATAGCAGATGGTGGCATAGCCACAACACAATCAGCCGCTGATATTCGTGCTCGCATCAACGAGTTAAGAGACAGTGACTCATATCGTTTACCGCAAGGCGATATAGTAGGCGAACAAACTCGTGCTGAAATATACAAGTTATATCAACAGTTGGAAAGAATACCTAAATAACCGTGAAGCCAAGAATAGTGCCACAACCCTTTGAAGATCGCAAAAAGCTGAGAGGTCTAGTGGCACAGTGGCAACAACAAGTAGAAGACACTGAACACAACCCACAATCAATGGACCACCGCATAGCCAAAACCATGCTCGTATGGCTTGAACAGAGACTAGCACAGGGCAATCTATATTG